TCCAGCAAATCGTTTACCATATCAATAATGTCGTGATGTTTCATAATGTTTACCTCAATCAACTAAAAAAACAATTATACAGGTTTACCTGCAACTGTCAACCTAACCAAATAGTTCTCCAGAATATCAGTATGAGTAATAAAGTACTACCCGAATGAAGAAAACCATTAGATTAGATAGAAAGTATTAGATGCTACCTAATGTGCTGTGGATAACTTGTGTATAACCACAATAAGTTAACGAATACTGCGCGGAGTATGTCGCGGATATGGTTTAGGAATGGATACTTAGTTCGTGTATTGCACCGAATTATATCCCAAACATACCAAAATCACGCAGGAGACATTAATTATATCTCCGAGCCATTGAATAGGTTATATTCAAACTCATAGATAGCACAATCTACCTCAGTAGAAAAGCCCTCTTTACGCAATACATTACAGAGGGTAACTACGAATTCATCAGCTAATCCATACTTAGCTACTGAATCATATACTGCTTTATATACAGTATCGGAGACATTTTCAAACATATTAAGCCTTTTTCAAATCGATAATGGTACGTTGAAACAGATTCATAATTTCATTCTGTTTACTAATAGAAACATCAGCAAGAACCAATGCCAATTGTGATTCCAGATAACCAGCAGCATATGCATAGCTATTGTATTTGGTTTGGGATGCATCCGAAAACTCACGAATTACATTGTGGATTTCTGCATACTGAAGTTTACTTTTTGCCATTTCGTTTGCCTTTCGTTGAATCGATTGTTGGATAATACAGGTTTTGGTGGAAATGGCGAGCACTTTTTTAATAGTTGACCAAAATGCTGTGGCAAGCGTTTTTCGATTGGAAATTCCTATCGCGGCTGAGGGATCGATAGTCGTGGATCAGTCACGCAGCTCCAGCGTCCACCCCAGTCTGCTTTCGAATAGGTACCATTATACAGGGGCTGGTGGGGTTTGCAATACAGCACAAAAGTACTCCAGTGCGGGGCTTGTAAGAAAAAAGTTTACAGTTGCCATTTCCTGTGGTTCCGCCATACTCCAGCCATGGATTCGCAATTCGCAAAATACAAAATAATCCAGTCCGGCGATTGAGAACTAAAGTCTAGAATTGCCACTTTCACCAAAACCTGTATAATTGATTTCATCAAATCGAAAAGGAAATAAATTGTTCGAAGTCACTATTGGTAGCAAGTCCACCCATGTCCGCACCGATAGCGGTGCTTTCACCATCCGCTATTCCAATGAGCACCGCCGTTATCAAGTGCTGCGGCTCCGTGGTCGGACTGTCCTCGCTGAAAGCTATAACGGCTTTCAAGGTGCTCTGGATATCGTGGATCAGCTTTCGAAGGTTGCCTAATGAAAGCAATTGCTGGATTCTCCTGTATCGTTTGGTTGGTTTTTGTTCTCGCTATTGTCATTAAGTAAAGGAAATTAAAATGGCTAAAATTGTGTCCTCTAATGTTGGTGCCCTCCGTACTGCTCGCCGTGAGCTTATCACCTTGCGGTTGACCATTAAGGAGCTGGCTGCTCGCGTTAAGGCTGAGAAGCTGGAGGCTGCGGAAGCCAAGCGCACCGCTGCTATTGCAAAGGCAGAGGCTCGCCTCCAGAAGCTGCTTGCTAAGCAAGTCGGCAAGGTTGGCACCAAAGCCGCCAAAGCCAACCGCAAGGCTGGTGCTGTCACCGTTACCAAGGGTGCTTAATATGACGGACTTTTTTGACCGCTTCGAGCTGCAGATTATGGCGGCTGTTGGTTCCATTGGTTTGGTTATTGTCATTCTGGACATGATTGTCTGGAGGCCATGAGGTGATTATACGGTTGCTGATTTGCTTTGGCTTTATGGTACTTGGGGCTAACTTCCCCATCCAGACGCTAGAATCAGCTCGCATTATGTGGTCTGGTGTTGTCTTAATTGCTAGCAATGTATATAAGGTGCTATATCCTGATCCTCCAGCTCCCAAGGTCGAACCCCAAAAACAGGCAACCAATCAGCCTACACCATAAAGCGCACCTTGGCAAGCGGTCGACCGGTCTACTGGAGAACTAAAGTATACCATTGCCATTTCCTGTGGTTCCGCCATAATAGAACCATCGAAAAGCAAGTAAGGAATGCAAATGCGAATCCAAGACAACCAGCGAATCACTGCTAACTACCTCGGCACCGTTGTCACCGGTACCGTGGAATCCAGCCGTGTCAAATACGGCGGCGAGCTCCAGTACACCGTCAACCTGGACAAACCTGTCCAATTCCGCTGGCGTGACACTCCGTCCACCCGTGTGCTGATTGACCAAAAGGAGGTAATCTAATGTCTAATATGTCCGACCTTGCAGCAGCTATCGAGGAAGATATTCTGTTCGGAGTACCTTTCCAGGAAATTGCTTATAAGCATAATGTACCACTTAACTGGGTAATCGGAGTGGATATGTCCATGACCGAAAGGGACGCTTACATCCTAGAAAACGATTATTTCGACAATTTCGACAATGAATAAGCTCTCCAAAACCTCTAAGCTGGACAATATATTGTCCTGGTCGCTGCAAGCTATTGAAACTTGCCCTGGAAGTAAAGCTTCTAATGGCGACCTGGTTGCTGCTTGTTCTGGTTGCTATGCTACCACCGGGATGTATAACTTCCCAGGCACGAAAGCTGTCCGCGCTGATAATAAGCTCGCATGGCAGGAAGATACCTGGGTTGATACCATGGTAAAGGCTCTTACCAAACAAAAGTACTTCCGTTGGTTTGACAGCGGTGATATGTACAACCTCCAGCTAGCTCATAAAATGTATAACATTATGCTAGCTACTCCCCATGTAAAGCACTGGCTGCCCACCAGAATGCATAAGTTTACCAAATTCCATGATATCCTTGCTAAGATGCAAGCCTTACCTAATGTAATGGTGCGTCCATCCAGCGATGCTGTGGATGGTACATATACACCTGGTGTACATGGTAGCACCATTCTACCTAGTGCGGATGTAGTGCCTGCTGGTGTTACTGTATGTAATGCATATCAGCATGGTGGTAAATGTAATGGCTGCCGTGCTTGCTATGACAAATCGGTGGCGGTGATTGGTTATCCGGCGCACGGTCGGAAAATGGCTAAGGTTATTAGAATCGCTGTTGCTGCATGATTATATTGTTTCCCGCCTGAGGCTCAGCTGGATAGCGGGATTGGGGCAGTGCTGAAAGGCTCTGCCCCTTTTTTTGGCTTATATGGTGGCTGCTGGTTGCCATGGCTGCTGTTATATGGGGATGGGGGTATGGATGGGTGAGCGCGTATATGATAAAAAGCCCCACCAGGTCAAACTCTTTTTTCCAATTTTTTATTTTCTGGGGCCGGATCTGAGGATTCGAAATTTTTTTCTGGAGCCCCGGATCACTCCAGAAGCGTTCTAGATTGTATATCCCAATATCTCTCTACGGATCTTTTAGCATACTCTGAGTCTACGTATTGTCCATTATGTAACTCTTCATGCATATAGTTTTGCACTGCATACATTTTTGCAATCCATATAGCGGTCGTGGCTGTACCTACTTTGTGTACGGCACCAATGATTTGCCCATCTTCATCATCATAGTAAACCCAGAAACCAAATTCTTTTTCCATCCATTTTTTCATTCTTTATCTTCTTTCATAGGTTTCTCTGGTCTATTCATACAGAACTCACAGTTTGTATCATCACACATGGATTCTAGCCACTCATTGGTGTCTTCATCATAGTATGCGTCATATTCTTCAGAGTATATTTTTTTCATGTGTTCTTAGAAGTCTTATTTGGTCATCAGGTGTCACAAAGCACCTTACATGGTACATTCTACTCATGTCTACTGGATCTTTTATCATTGTGAATTCGACCAACTTGTTTTCGATTAGGTGTATTGCAAGTTGTTTTGCAAGATCCTTTTTGATAGCAACCTTCAGTTCTTTGTCGGGAATAGATATAGACATATATTGACTATCGGAGACTAAGCATTTACCGGTGACCATCTTGCCACCAATCGCATACTCTTTGATATTGAATTCGATATCGTCAAACATATTACTTTACTTTCTTCTTCCTTTTTGGTTTTTCTTCTTCAAAGAAATTCTCAAGGGATGAAAAGCCAATGTTTTTAGACTTCTTTGAAGTTTCTTCAAGTGCGTTGTGATGTTCTTCCTCTGAGGAGTCTCTGAGAGTCACGGACTCGGTCCAGAATAAACCTTCTGTAAACTTCACCATAGAAGGCACTGAGTGCCCTCTGAGGTACATTGTGTACTTGAAGTTGTTTTTCATCACAACGTCAGCACAGTAATATCCGTTACGATCTACGGTTGGCATAGTCTAGGATCCCCCGGAGGCGCTTGAAAAGGCGGATGGATTATAGAAGTATCTGTAGAGCTTAACATAATATGCGAAACGAATAGGTTCTTGGTCTGGATTGGGAAGATTGTTCCCAAAGACCTTTACCATATCTTCGTATATTCTTAAGACTTCTTCATTTTGCATTTCTTAGTCGGCGCTCAAGGTATTCTTCGTGTTGTACCCACTTGCCCTTCCAGAAACCCCATTCGCGTACCTGAGGTCCCATGAAGAACAGAGTGGTGACTGGTTTGTTGTTGTCGAGTTCTAGCCAGTGGTATTCTTTTGAACCACGGATGATAATAGAACCAGGACCACGCCAGCGAGGTGTGTCGATCATCTGAGTCTTGTCTAGGTTGAAGACTGGAGTGTGTTCCCAGTAACCGCCTTTGAGAATGATCGTCATGTAAGCCCATGGATGATCATGCATCACAGGTTCATCCGACTTCACAATCTTATGTAGAGTCAGGTTAAAAGGAAACCATTTACGATCTTTGAGAAACAGGTAATACCTGTGCATGTAATCATCACCAGAGATCCTGTCTTTGATCAGGCGGTAACGACCCAACTTGTTCATAATCTTGTGAAACAAACTCATAATTAAACCTCAATACTAGACCAGACTTTCAATTTTTCACGTTTAGCTTTTCTTGCAGCATTCACGTTGCCATCTGAGATTATACACTTTTCCACCATAATGTCAACCATGGCCAGAAGATCACCGACTTCTTCTTCTAGGCATTGTTTATTACTTTTGTTTGTATTTGGATTCTTTGAATCAAAACCAAAACGAAAGATTTTGGAGATTGCCTGTGTCACCTCTGCACATTCTTCTTGTGCAATGCAGAAGACTTCTTTGATTTGTTTATCCATTGAGATTCTCATTCAGTAGGGTTGGAGAAATAAAAGAATCTGCATTGATAAAATCTTCTGCAACGAGTTCAGCATGTTGTTCGCTTGACACAACAGTTTTTTGAAGAATTCGATTATCCATATACATCGACACTTCCCACACTTCATTGTTTTTGAAAACGGTTGCTTTTTTGTTTCCATTTAGATATTCAGAATAAAACATTATAATTCCTTTTTAAGTAATAAGCCCAATGAATCGATTTAGAACAACTCGATTTTGGACACGATTGGTGGCATACTTATTGAATGCCGATACGATACCACGGGTGGTGGCGTTTTCTTTGATAGTCAATTCATTGCCTTCATCCGTATTCATGGATTCGGATCGCAGGAGATAGTATTCATCAAAGCCAGCATTGTTAACAATACAATATCTATCTTTGCGAGCTGCCTCTTTGATTGCTTGTGATTTATCATCAAAGCCAAAGAACTGATCAATTTTGGATCTGTAATCTCTTCCGTGAGCAATATAGAAACCAATCACATTTGAATTTGTACGAGCTTTCAACAACTTAATCAAACAGGTAGTTTGTTCATTGCTGTAACGCTTAACATCATACACTTGTTCGTTTTTGGTTTTTGGATCGCGAATGATAACTTTGTTTACTTCTTTGCCGTCATTGCCTGTGCGAACATCTTTCATATATCCGGTATAATCAGCATAAACATTTGTCAAAGGATGCCCATCACCATCTGTCAGGAAAACAGTATTCACAATTTGAAGTTTGTTTTTCTTTTGGAAATGTGGAATAATTTCCATGGCAGCAATAATAGTTTCATTCAAAGGTGTACCCGATAGAGACATCCAATAAGGAGTTCTTACGATATTGTTGTAACTATCAACACCAGAAATTCGCATCAGTGCTGCACCAGCATAAATGAAGTCTTTTGAAGACATGCGACTAGACAACAAATTAACAAGCCCAAATGAATGCATTGAAAAATCATTCGGTTTGGTTTTGAATTTGATATTTTTTCCTTCGAGCGTTTCTTCAACGAAAGAATATACCTCAAAAGGAATATTTACTTTCTTGCAGAACATCACAAGATTCAACAATTGTTTAACGGTGTTGGCGATATGACGAGCCATTGAACCAGACCAATCAAGGAAGATAATAAGCCCGTGAGACTTGCCGCCAGGAATTACGGTAACTTTCTTGAAGATATCTTCGTTGAACTGATAAGAAAAAATTTGGTTCAGATTCAAATCACCAGTCTTTGAAATATTTGCGCGTTTCAATTGCTCGGCACTCTTACGCATTTCAAATTCTTTTACCAAATAAGAAACAACCTTGTTCGACTCGCGCCGGAACTTATCAAACGCAGTTTTAGCAATATCATAATTATCTTCACGATATTTTTTGTAAACATCTTTGTAATCAAAAATCTGATTCACATCAAATTCTGGAATATTCACATAATTGATTTGAGTACCATCATTCGAAAATAGTTGATATTCATTTTTACGATAGGCTTCATCGGTCAGAGAACGGATATTTTTTTCCAAATCATCCTGTTGCCCGGGGCCAGTTTTTTTCAAACCATCTTTTTCTTCGTTTTGTTCATCATCTTCAGATGAATCGGAATTTCGATTGCCGTTTTCATCTTCATCTTGTTCATTGGATTCATAGGATTCGTTATCACCTTCATCTTCACCAGAATCGGTACCTTCTTCAGAATCATCACATTTTTGTTTTTCTTCTTTTTCGACCAGCTTCATGTATTCAACAACACGCTTCGTCACTTCAATCACTTGATCGAAAGTTTCGGTCGTTTCAATATCTTTCAAGAGTTCACGTTCAGTTTCATCGAACTTGATGGCCAATCCTGCGCCACCTTTACAATGAAGGTTGACACGATCAATGAAATTGTACTCATTCAAGTCTTTGCCTTCTGTTGCAAAGAAATCTTTCTCCAAAAGCTCTTGATAAGCCTTAACAAAGGAGTTTTTAAGCCCAGGATATTTGTATTTGATCTTACGTTCAATACGTGAGTCTTCAACAATGTTCAGAACACTCATGTTGATCTTCTCTTCTTTTGACTTAATTAACCCATCAAGAGGAGTGTATAGAGCGTGTCCAACTTCGTGACCCATGAAAAGATCATATAGTTGAGAGGAGATATTTTTATCAAGCACAGGTACTGTCAAGACACGGTTCTTAACATCGAAAAAAGCAGTTGCAACATTTCGTTGTTCAACAATCAGGTTTTCGGTGGCCATCAATTTGGCCAAAACGGATTTTGAATCGATCAAGCTCATATTATTTCTTTTCAGTAATTACAAGTACATTGCCACTCGGTGTCTGTCGAACTTCTAAATTCAACACAGTGCCTTCTTTCCAGCCTTTTTGCTGAATGAGTTCATCAGGAAATTGCAAAATTGCGTCACCAGAACCATCATTAGTTTCAATCAGTTGTGTTACCCAAGAATTATTCTCTTGCATCATTCTTCTCCAATCACAATTTTAGTAAAATTACGCAAATTTTTGTCTCTACGTGAGTATTTTACATCATTTTTGTGCTTTTGAACATATTTAATTGGCGTCCGGCACACAGGACGTTGCAATTTTACAACAAAACTTTTTTTAGACTTCATTTTAGCGCCTCATTTTCGAAATTTCGACTGCTTCCTCATCAGAAAACACAGGAACAGCGTTGGATTTATGCATTGTGGCGATTCCGACTACTTTTGTGCCCGTATAAACTTTCGGAGAAGCTTTTGTGGCACCGTTTTCACCGGTACTTAGTGAAGGATGACGCACGGTCTCACGGCCGACAGGTGCCGACAGTTTATAACCGGTCAAAGTGTTGTTGGTTTTAACAACTTTAAGAATTTTAGTTGGTTTGTGTGATTCCAACCACTTTTCGTACTGCTCGCGTTCAGCTTTCGGCCTTTTTTTGGCCTTAGATTTTGCGATTCGCGTATAAATCATCATAATTAAGTCATCCTCGATTGTTTGTATTATAACACAATTGAGGGTGTTGTCAAGTCAGCTGTTGTATCCATGCAACAACCAAGTTTATACTAATCTAGTTGTCTAAATCTTTTTCTTGTAGACTTTTGATATTCATTATCATAATCATCGTTATAAAATGAATTTTTAGATGGTTTGGATTTTCTCATTTTCTTTTTTTCATAAAAGAACTCATACTCATCTTCGTTGTAGTTTCTACTCTTACGAAACTTTTCAACATGTTTTGGCACTTAACTACTCCTTACTTAAAACTTCAAAATTAATGCCCCCTATTTTTGTTTCTGGTCTGTCCGACATATCAAACTCAGAAACATAAGTGATGTTTGCTCGGGGGTAACAGACTTTCACCACTTTTAATAAATTACATACATTATCGTTACAATCATTGAAAGTAAAAACTTCATCAACGTATTTTACACTTTCAAGTATTTCTTTTCTAACTTCTAGACTTTGATTTAATATACCTGTCTTCATGTGTAGTAACATATCAGAATGTATACCTACAATTAACCAATCACCTAGTTGTCTACATCTTTGTAGGTGTATTATTTCTTTTAATGTTATTGGATCAAAATAACCAGACGTTACTATGAGTTTTTCTTTGATTGTCATGGTAGTAGATCAGGAAAAGCCTCCTTGACAAACTTATAATCTAATCCTTTTACACCCAAATCTTTTTGGAAAATGCCCAGCAGCACTTCAGCTTCTCTTGGTTCGATAGATTCTAACATTTGAATTAGTAATTCGTTCCGTCTTTTATCTGTGAGCGTTTCAGCTGTCTGATTACCTTCTAGAAACATGTATAGTCTTCGTAGTTGAGCATTTAGACTATCATGCGTTATACCGGGTAACATATCAGTCGGAACTTTATAGTTTTCAGGAAGTTCTTTTATTTTCCATTTAAAATCTGGATGATAAGTTAATTTAAAAACATCAACCAAAGTTTGTGACAAGTTATTGCCAATTACTTGCATTCTTTCTTTTTTGCTTTTAGCATTTTCAAATTCATCAAATACTTCATACAGTGTTTTCATCAAAAATCCTCAATTACTTCAATTAAATTTTTAA